CTATTTGCATTCGCAGTAATCGACGTCGGTTGACCGGTAACTGCAATAGTCTTGAAGATCAGCTGATCTGATCCCTTATCGGTATTGGTCAGTGAAACTGAACCACCAAGCGAGGCAGAACCTCCGGCTGACAGGCCAGAAGAACCTGATACCGTGAATGTGCTGGCCGTCAGCTTTGCGATATCGATTCCAGTTGCAAGCTTTGCATTCGTAACATTAAGATCAGCAATCTTTGCTGTGGTTACCTGCGCATCACCGATCTTTATGGTAGTGACTGCTCCAGTACCAATCTTTGCCTCGGTTACTGCGCCGTCACCAATCTTTGTAGCAGTAACAGCTCCAGTTCCAATCTTAGCCTCGACTACTGCACCGGCACCAATCGATGTTGCAAATGATCCCGTGCCGCTACCACTTACGTCTCCGGTCAACTGTATCGTCTGGTCGCCGGTATTCGTTCCAGAAACTGTTGCGACGGCCGATACGGTTAGATTTCCGGAAAGAGAAATTGTGCGGTCAGCATCGTTGACATTGACATTTAGCGTACGAGCCGCTGTCAGATCGGACGAATTATTGATCGCCAGATAATGAGAGGGATTTGTGGTATCCCACAGGTATACGTCGTTGAAGTACCCGTTCTGAGTAGATGTTGTCGAACTCGACAGATATCCCAAAGCAGGAATATCTCCGGCCGAAAGTGTGGCACCCGTTGTGACTAATCCCTTTGCATTGACAGTGACCTTGGTATATGTACCGGCCGTGACACCGGAGTTTGCCAGAGTAGAAGCAACTGATACGACAACATTTCCTCCAAGGGCGGCTGCCGTAGTCGTGGTGCTTCCAGTGACATCACCGGTTAGAGCTACGTTGTAGGTTGGAGAAGGGAATCCTGCACCGGCCGTGACACTGGACCATGCTGGAGAATATGTGGTGCTCGTGATCGCTGTATTGCCCTTGACGGTCAGATCTCCTTCAATTACTACGCTTCCATCAGAATTGATTGTAAACCGATTAGGTGTGGCGAATGTATTATTTGTAAGAGCAACAACATTGACCGCGGTACTTCCAGCAGGAGATCCCGTTGCCTGGTTTCTCGTCAAGGTCAATCCGCCAAACGTTGGGGTTGCTGTTGAGTTGATACTCTGCGGAAGAGCCAATGTCAGAGTTGGGCCTGTCTGAGCCGATCCCGTAGTATTATTGACCAAGACTTGATTTGCTGTTCCAGTAACAGAGGTGATCTTGGCATCAGTATACGCTGTACCGATCGACGAAGCCTGCCATATTCCTGTTGTAACAGTTCCCAGAGTAGTAATACTACCGCTTCCGATAAGCGGAGAGTAAGCTCCAGTTGAGGTATATGCAGCGCTTCCGAGTGTACCACCGCCGCCGATATTGAGAGTAGAACCATCAGTTCCGGAGAGAGTCAGCGTATTTGTTACTGAAAGCGTCTTAGCGTTTGTAACCGTTAGAGTTCCAGTAGTTGTGGAAATCGTGAGGCCGTTATAAGTCTTGCCAGTCAGAGCTGCAGCAATACGACCATCGGCCAAAGTTCCGGAACTAATGTTGCTGGCATTGGTCGTATCAGTAGTAGCTGAAGCAGCAAGTCCAGCGATCTTTGAAGTGGCAATAGCAGCATTTGTAGCAATGTCAGCATTGACAATTGAATTGCCAAGAGAAAGTTTACCATATGCAATGGCAGCCGCGGCGTTGATGTCCGCGTTAACAATCGTGCCATCCAGGATCATGGCGCTTGTCACCGTTCCGCTGTCGCCTGTCGTAACAACTGTTCCGGTCGTATTTGCTGGTAAGCTAATCGTGCTTGTTCCGGCTGTTGCAACGGCCTGTAGAACCACAGAACCGGAGGTAGAACCAGGGAACGTAACTGATGAGATACCAGTCAAAGCCAGGTTTGCGCTAGTTCTGCTCAGAGAAACCGACGTCGTTCCAATGAACGTTACGTTATCCAGATGTGCCAGAGTTCCATCTCTGTCCTGGAAGGTCTGAATACGTGTTTGACCTGCGGTGATACCAGAAGATTCAAAGCGAGCGCGTTTCGTTGCTGCAGCATCGTCAATGATGAATGTTGTTGCATCTATCAGGCTCTTGTTCGTCAGAGTCTGCCCGGCCGATACCGCAGCAAAATCGTCATCGGTCAAGGCGGTATTGAACTGCGCCAATGTACCTGTGACTGTATTAGATCCTAGGGCAATACTCTTGTTTGTCAGTGTCTGAGCCGTAGCTAGACCCGCAAAGTCGTCATCTGAAAGAGCAGTATTGAACTGAGCCAGAGTACCGGTCAACGTATTATTGGCTAGATTGACGGTCTTATTTGTTAACGTCTGGGTTGCAGCAAGAGCAGCAAAATCATCATCCGTCAACGCAGCATTGAATTGTGCTAGAGTGCCTGTGACCGTATTGGATCCTAGGGCGATACTCTTATTCGTCAGCGTCTGGGCTGTAGCCAAACCGGCAAAATCATCGTCGGTTAGTGAAGCGTTGAATTGTGTTAGAGTTCCAGTGATGCTGTTTGCTCCAAGCGTAATCGTCTTGTTCGTCAGGGTCTCAGATCCGGCCAGAGTCGCCAGAGTACCATCGAAATTAGGAACCGTCAGTGTGCGAGTGGTATTGGTCGTAATACCGGATACCTGAAACTGCAACTTCTTGGTTGAATCAGTCTCGTCGACGATGAATGTTGAAGAATCGACAAGGCTCTTATTTGTCAGCGTTTGGCTTGCTGCCAGAGCTGCGAAATCATCATCGGTCAAAGCTGTATTGAACTGAGCCAGAGTGCCCGTAATTGTATTTGAACCGAGAGCAATCGATTTGTTGGTCAGTGTTTGCGCTGCAGCCAGACCAGCAAAATCGTCATCGGTCAGTGAAGTATTGAACTGAGCCAGCGTACCGGTCAGCGTGTTCGTTCCTAACGTGATGGTCTTATTGGTCAGGGTCTCAGATCCGGCCAGAGTTGCCAAGGTTCCGGTTGCTGGAACAGTGACCACAGATCCTGCGGCATTTGCTGTCAGAATCAGATTTCCTGTGTTGAGCGTGATAGTACGACCCTGGTTATTTACTCCAGTTCCACCATAGTTTGATGCAATTGTGATACCTTGCCAGGTACCCTGGGTGATCGTTCCAACTTTAGTCAATGCTGAGTTGACGACGTTATCTCCAAGAGTGGTAGCGCTGAGAACCGACGTTCCAGCAATCGTAAAGACCTTTGTGCTAGCCAGGTTTAGACTCTCGCTGAAGGTCTTAGCACCATTGAAAGTGATAGCCGAATCCTTGACTTCATTCAGGGCACCGACTAGATTGGTCTTCTCTGCGGTAGCCAGATTTGCAACCGTGCCAATATCTCTCTGAAGTTCGTTGATACCGGAGATTGCAGTCTTGGATGCTGTCTCAAGCTCGCGAGAATTGGTACCATTCGAAATTGTTTCGCCGATATCAACGATCGTATTGTATGAGACCGCCGTGATCGTCTTGCTTGTTGCCGTCAGAGTCTCGCCGACTGTAAAGGCTCCGGACACATTGTAGATAACCGCAGAATTTTCAACGGAATTAAACGAGAAAACCTTTGCGGTCTTGCTAGAAGTTGCTCCTGTGATCGTCGAACCGACCGTAAGATCTCCGGCTCCTGACAGATAGATTCTGCTCTTTACGACATCTCCACCCACAAACGTATTAGCATTTGTCGGAATGACTGTCAATACATTTCCGACGATAGAATCAACTGTGGCTGTTGCTCCGCTGACAGATCCTGTCACAGTATTGCCGGCCGAGAACGAGTTCGCCGTGGCACCCTTGAAGACCAGTGTGGTCAGAGTGATGCGCGAGTCGAGGGTCGTGACCTCTCCTAATACCTTCGAGGTATCGTTGGTCTTTACCCTCCAGGTGTCAAAGGTATCAGTACGGTAAACTTGGTTTGACATGATTAGTTGTCTTTTTGCAGTAACTTATGAACAAGATTCTTTAGCTCATCTAACTCGGATTTCAGAGATTGAATCTCATCCTCCTTGTGACGGCGGGACTGACGAAGAGCCATCCTCTGGGCATAGTTAGCACGGTTTCGATTCACGATCGCCTTGGAATGGAGATCGCGCTCTAAAAATGGGTTGTCTTGGACGACCGCCCGTGCCTGATTTGCCTGTTCGGACATACTCAGGCTCTATTTATTAGCTCACCGCAATCGCTCTGAAGTCTTTGCAAGAAGGAACCCGAGAGGAATTGGTGGATGTAAACGCAACCTTGATGGCAAAAGCCGTGAACTGTACGTCTCCATCCTGGAGAAGCTGGCTGGGAGGATTTGGATCTGATAGTCCGAAAGCCGACTTGAATTCATCGATTCCGACCGTATATTCCACCTCTGTGTAATTATCCGGATTGTCAGAATATGGAACTCCGTTTGCCGAATCTGGAAGAACTGGATGCCATGGCAATTCGTCAAACTTCTGGTCGGTATCATCCGTTCTCTGGATCTTGTAGTATACACTGATATTTGATCCGGAAGGACGATTGGTCAGCAGGTATACCTTGATCTGAGAGGCAGGATCTGCAAGCTCGACTTTTCGTGTGATATACTTTGAAAGTGCAGAGGAGCCAATTGGAGTCTCTTCATTTGCGTAATTCACCACATAGTTCGATCCGGTCGTATTCGGATAGAAGAAGATAGGACTCGATGCTGGAATGATCCCAGTTGTAGTAACGCCATTAGGAAGCGTGATTGTATTGGTGCCGGCATCTACTGTATTGACGACAGCATTGTTTGGAATATATGGTCCACGAATACGATACCCAGATAGGACTCCAACGGTTCCTCCAGCTGCCATAACGATGCTCGAGGATCCGCTGGCCGTCGTAGCATTCGTCGTGAACTTCTTCACAACCGCACCAGGATTATCGATACGATTTGCAACCACAATTGCTGAACTTCTTTCTAGATCAATGACCGGAGACAAGTTGTTCAGAGAAGACGACATTGAACCCTTGATAGTCAGGGTCTTTGAAACTCCGTTTGGTCTTCCTACCTGAGGAACCACTGTATACGCTGATGCCATCGGGATATTTTTGTTAGTCTCGATGGTACGGTAGTTCGTATCGACTACGTAAGGAACTTCTGAGCCTCCTAAAGACTGTCCTGTAGTACCTTTCATTGACCACTTGATATTGGTCTTAGGGTGCACAATATTGTCGACGGTAGGACGGATCAAATTGTATGGCTTGTAGTCTGTTGCCGTAACTTTGTTTCCTCCACCAATGCCGTCTGTTGTCGCCAAAGCAGTCACGCGTACAGTATAGGAATCAGCTTCAACGTCGATCACATCTAGTGTGGTATTGAGCTGAGAGATCGGAATTCCGTTGAGCTGTGTTGCTGGAGTTCCCGACATATTTCCCTGCACCAGCTTCAGAATTACCTTTGACTTTGCCGTAGAACCCTCCATCGGAAACATTCCGTGATTGGTATGATGGATTCGTACAATATTGCTGTTCTTGTAAGTTTCGATTGGATCAGCATTCAGGCGCTTCTGCATCGAATAGTCTTCGGTCAAGATCACTTCGGCCGTGGCGCTATTATCGAAAACTGCACGGTGCAAAGTAAACTTGATGTCACGGTTCTGATCCGGCGTCCAGGTAGAAGAAGTAGATGACTTGAACATTACTCCCGTGAACGGACTGTCAATGATCTTTCTTCCTTGACCAGTCAGGCCGATTCCAGAGATATCATATGCAAATTTCTCCGAGGCCCATAGCTTGAACTTATCCGAATTGGAATATACGACAAAGCAGTATTCGGTATTTTCTTGCAAGAAAACCGGAGCATCGAATGTGAATCGAGTAGGAGCCGTGGCATCAGAAGAAATACTGATGAACATATTGCTCATCGTAGAGCTCTGGGCATACAATGATACTCGGGAAAACGGAAGTACCTTGCAGGAAGGAAATCCGTTTTCAACTGTTCGCAGTTCTACCGTTACTGGAATTGCGTAATCTACTCCTGAAAAGAAGAGATCTAATGCCGTGGCGTAGATTCCTCCTGGAGTCTCAACTGTGAATGTCTGGGCAAGTGGATTTAGAGAGGCCATTGTATATTATTCTTCTGACATATTTTGTACGTCATTATTATACTCTTCGTCAAAAGCTGCGTATGAAACCTGAGCACCCTCGTCAATATAAATTGTCGAGGCATTGTATTCCGGATAATAATCTATGTATGGCTCATAAACGTCATTGACATTTGCTTCATCCTCACCAACGTAGAACACAACGTCTCCTCCTGGCGAATCCGGAAGTCCAGGATAAATGTCTGGCTCGATCTCGGTGACAGAAATCGTCTGATTCAGAGAAGTGGTGTCCCACTCGTTAGGATGAACGCATGTGATAATCGTTTGATTCTGTGCTGTATAATCTACAGGAGTAGGATCGAAGGCTTCGCCGACCATGTCCGATGCTACGGCCGGCTCTTCATAAACGTGTCCGGTGTTGTCAGGAGTATTATTGTTTGAACTATACTTCTGACCTGAAGTGTTTGGTGTTGGAGGAGGACCGTAAACCAATCCGCCAGGTGCTCCACCATATGCTTCAGATGGGTACCAGCCATATCCAGTTGTCTCGGTACCAGGACCAGAAACCTGTTCGTGCACCTCTGGAGTAATGCGTGGTTGAGGAGGGCATGACCAGATCAGGCCGCCAGCCTGGCCAAAGGCTTCTCCAGGATACCAACCCTTGAGCGATCCGTCCGGACAGCAATTTGGATTTGCAGCAATGACGGCTGGTGCAACTGGGGTATTCTCTGGGAATACACACCCGATGACCGGAAGAGGAGGCCACACGTCTGTTTCAGGAGGGCACACGACTACCTGCTCCACAATGTCCTCCGGTGTATCTGGAGGAGGATTAAAGTAAACCGTCGTTTCTTCCTCATCCAGGACAACTTCGTTCGTTTCCTGATCGTATACCACTACGACATCAACCGGAGGATTTGGAGGAAGCGGTGGCTTTGGAATTTCAGGTATCTGAGTGCCTTCATTCTTGTTAGGAGCGATAAACTGAGCATCCGAAATGACTCCCTCCATCTTCATTGGGCAAACATCAGGTGAACGCATGGAAACAATACTTGCAGACTGCTGACCGAGGAATGTTCCACGAGCGTCATATTGCCCCTCGGCAATAGAGGTAGCAAGCTTGTTGTTATTGTTTCCGATATCGATCAGGCGGAAGATCTTCTTTCCGGATTTGAAACGAATGAATTCAGTATTTGGCAGAATGAAGCTTCCATATACTTCTCCACGCGCATTCGAATAGAGCGAGGTAGACGAATCTGGATGGCTGGTGTAATTGATGTAATCCGTGACAAACGTCGAACTGTTATAGTTGATGAAGGTCGGATCCATGCTGGTATTCGTACCAGAATAATTTAGTGCCCAGGCTGGGATCTCTGTTTCCTGGCGGACGAATGGTCCGACATTCCGTCCATCAAAGAATGCGTAGAACTTAGTATTTGGCTTAAGTCCTACGGCCTTGAAGTAGATCTTGCGGGAGCGAATATATGGAACCAGATTTGTCTCAACCGCACGATTTGCGATGTATGTGGACTGAATTTCTGGATTGAGGGCAGAAAGTTCTCCTCCGCTAAGGTTCGTGCGAGACTTCAGAAACTCATCCCAGCTCGTAATAGAGTCGGTGGTGCTTCCGCCTCCGACTAAAATTTGAGTCGAATCAGATCCGCTGTTTGTGTCAAGACCATTCCAATTTGTGGCCCATTCATTCCATAGAGTTCCGATTGCAATTTCAGGATCTTGGGCGTTCTTGATTGAATCGTACGTTCCTGCTCCGTTGTCCATGATGACCTGAGGAGCCACAGTTGTCTCCTTCCATTCGTCGGTCGATGGAAACATCTTGATTGTTCCGACCCACGAATTCACCGCAAATGGATTTACAGACTGAATGTAAGAGGCATATGGCTGATTGATGATCGGAGCCGAATAATAATTCAGCGTGACCAACGGTCCTGTCTGGCGATATCCACTAGAATTGACAGAATCAAGTCTCAGATTGACTGAGTCTTCCCAGAACATTGGGCGTAGAACTCCAGCATTCTTATCAATGGCCGCAGTATAGTCTGGGTGAGTGACAGCGCCGATTCCATGACCGGTAAAGTTATCAACCACAAATCCGTTCTTGTAACGGTCATATCCATCATTATCCAGGATCTGCTGGTTAGCCGTTTCTTTCTCCAGAAGAGAAAGAGCCGTGTAGTATTCCAGCTTCTGGACTCGTTTCTCGATTCGGCCGATATCACGCATCGTGTAACGCCGATGATCGATCATCTTGCTAAGAACCGAGGAAGGAGTAAATGTATATGCCGGAATCGACAGAGTATACAGTGTCATCGTACCGGTCACGTCATCTGGAGCCTTTGGCGTCAGAGATGCGATTCCCTCTGTGACCTTTACATTTCCGAACTGGTCCATATAGACCTTGTCAATTCGAGGGAGGTAGTACGAAAGATCGCAGGTAATCGATGGACTTGGAGCAGCCATCACTGTCTCGTTCCAGGCATTGATCGATGGACGGAAGTCGATGCAATCGCGCAGCTCTACGACACCATTTGATGATTGGAATGCTGGAATCTTTTCGTAATCATTTCCATACGAGGCGACAGAGAAGTAATCTCCTGGAGATCCGTGCGCAAAGTACTTGAAATAAACACGAATCTTTCCGGTAGGAGGATTGACTCCAGCCTTTAGTGTGACAGTTCCGTAATCATAATAGTTGTCACGCTGGCCATTGTCAATGGTATAGCGATCCAGGATATCTGGCAATGCTAACCAGGCAGCGTCATTTGCCACCGGAGTCGTAGTGTCCGGAGACATGCGGATCGCCGATACGCTATGAATGTCTACCTGTGCCAGCGAATCATATCCTCCGGCCACAATGTTCGGAGTGTCGATCGTGATGAAAGCATCTGTCAAAGTCTTAGTCTTTGCGGCGGTTGCTCTCTGACAAGTGGCTACAACCTTGACGTTTCCTCCATTTGTGAGGACATTTGCTGCAAAGGTCAGTGTAACGCTGTTATAGGTGTTACCTCCTGTTGGAGCATTGATCTGAACACTAGACGGGCAAACCACGTACGCACCGCTTGCACCTGCACCAAATGCCGTACCGTCAGTCTTGACCACCACGTAATCAGAAGCAGACTCTGAAACGAAATACTGATTGGCTGTCGTAGGACTTAAGGTGACAGTCGTGGCGCTAGCGCTTGCTGTAAATGTCTGGCGAACTCGATATGTCAGATCTGTTGCAGATTTCGTGACATTCGTAGGAAGCTTGAAGACCAGAGAATTGTTTGCAGCATCCGTGATTACCCCAGCGGTTACCAAATTTGCCGTAAATCCAGATCCATTTGCTAGCTTGGCGATCTCGCTTAGTTGATGGTTTGGAAGAATCGTAACGTCAAAGAGATAGACCTTATAGGTTGCAGTATCACCCGATCCAGCGATATATTGAATTGAACGAACTCGTGCCGATCCGACTGTACTGTTTCCACTGTTTTTAAGATTGATCGTTGAATATGCAGCAATATCCGGAAGTCCGCGCAGGAGCGTCACGATTGCATAGTTACCGTATTCAGCCGAGACGAAAACATTGTTGAGATCCTCGTACTTTCTGGCTTTCTTAATCGGAGTGTGAACTGTGCTCTGAAGTTCAACACGATATCCGTTGATATAGGCAACGGATGGATCCAGACCAATTGCCAACTTGTTTGCGGCATAGCTTCTGGCTTCAGTGGCGTTGTCGATGCCCTGAATTGCAGCTTGAATCTGAGCCTCGGTATAAAGGCCATCATTGGTAAAGTCGTTCAGGTATTCACGAACTGAAAGACGAAACGGATTCAGCACATAATTGCCAGACTCTTCGAAAGTGCGCTGAGCCAGAGTCTTCATGATCTCTGCGTACTCTGTGCGACCTTCCTTCTTTATTGTTCCGTTCTCAATGATCGCAACCAGGATTCGATTGTCGACATTCTCGTCATAGAGCGCTGGATTCCAATTCTCAATCGCCAAATCCATTGCGATCTGATAGCGATGCGCTCCAGGAGCTCCTACATTTGGAGAACCGAGCGCATTGTCGTTCAGCGTGGTATCCATTACTGGAGTGACCTTGTTTTCGGTCACCGAATAGATCACACGAGCAAACGGATTTGTGCGATAACGTGAAATGATAATCGAGGATGCTGGTGTATGAACAAAGCAACCCTTGACGTAATACACTCCCTCATCCACAGAGAGGCGCGTGCCGAATCCGTTAGGATGGTGTCCATTCTCCAGTGACTTTGCTCTGAAAGCGATATACGTGGTGACTTCGTCGACCGTACGCTGAGTGATCAGATATTCATCGGCTGCAAATGCCTTGATGACACCAGTCGTATCAGTCGTGATTCCATTCGTTGTCGTAACTTTTCCACCAGAACTGAGGTACTCGACGAATAGGACAATGTTGTTGTCCTCATTGGTCGGAGGAGCAATGTCGATGATACGTGCGGACAATCCGTTGGTTGTTCCATAGATGGTAGAACCAATGAGAACATACTGACCGGTGACAGGATCAGTCTGGAGATAGGTAGCGGAATTTCCAGTATAGGAGAGAGTGCTATATGTAGTCTGAACATTAGCATTATTTGGTTCGCTAGCACGAACCTTGATGAAGGCCAGCTTATTGTTTAGCGTGGCTAATCCTCCCATCACCTTCGAACCATCCTTGAAGAAATGGTCTCCGAAGCGTGCAATCTGCGCCTGTAGAGCAGTCTGAAGCTGTGTCAGCTCTCTGGCCTGAACAGAATATCCAGGGCGAAACAGGACTCGCAGATAATTCTTGTTCTGATTAAAGTCATCCCAGTACGGAGACTCATTGTAATATGTGATGGGCATGGCAGTAGATTAAAATTCTGCGATGATACGAATGTCTTCGATCTGAGTTTCGCTACGAGCAATCGGAGAAGTACGGTTTTCTAGGAAGATGACGTCACCGCTGAAGTGAACATATTCGGATGCAGTAATCGCGCTAATGTTTCCACCTGCAACAGAATTGGCTGTTCCTGGTGTATAAGCAGTTATGGAATTTCCTGTTGAGAACGATCCATATCCAGTCTTGTCATTCTGGTGAATTCCTAGAACACGGTTCGAACCGCTGGTCGTTACTGTATCAATATACGCCTTGGATGGAGGTGTTGCACCATTTTGAATATAATCTCCTACGTGGAACGTTCCACTTGGAGCAGTAATTGTAAACTTACGGAGAGCAGACAATGTTGAGGAAATTGCCGTCACTGGATTTCCACCGGATAGTTCCTTTGGCTTCTTCACTAGTCCAACCTGACGGAAGAATGTATCAGCAGCAAAATCACCAGCACCTTCTTGGCCGGTCAATGTAGCAGCAATACCAACATAGAATCCGCCGAGTTCTTCAGCTGGAGATGAGCCGTGACCATTCTTTGGCGAAAGGACTGCGCGAGCATTGCATCCAGATCCGTTACCAACGACATCAACGAAGGCAACATTATAGTTTGCGCCATATGAGGTACCGGTAATATCGATCTTGACTACTTTCTGATTGGCAATCGTAGCAGTTGCAACCGCTCCACTTCCGTCACCATTGATCGTGATAGTCGGTACGCTCGTATATCCAGTGCCACCATAAGAAAGAGTCTGGGCTGTCGGATCATTCGGATCGATTGCTACGGTATAAATTTTTCCAGTCAGCGTCTTCTTTGCTGCGTTTTGGAACCTGATTCGGCTTTTTTCTTCTTCCGAAACGTCACCTGTCTCTGTAATAGTATCAACGTTTCCAAGCGTGATTGAAGTGAGTGTGCAGTTAACGGCACCACTTCCAGTGATAACTTCGCCGGCCACGAAATTTCCGCGAATATTGTAGACAATATAACTTCCAGCACTCGATCCTGTTGCATAGATCGTTCCAGTGGCTCCACTCGTATTTCCAATTAGAAATGCTCCATTTGTGACAGCCGGAAGAGTTCCGCCAACTCCAGCAGCAACAACTGCAGTTGCTGCGCCGACAACCGTCTTGATCGGCATGTAACTATTCGTCAGAAACTTTGCAGCTTCAGTAGCTGTAATCTGGAACATGAACTTCCAGATGTAACCGTCTGCATACTTGTATGGATCGCCTTCGATATCTCCATTTCCATTAATCGTAGGAACATGGCTTGGCTTGTTCGTCGAGGCGATCGGATCTCCATTGGAATCTTTTGGAGCATGCAAGCACTTGTAAATTGCAAAGGTGTCTGTCAGGACATAAAACGGCGTATCGTTTCCGCGATCAAAGATGTCAGTCTTGTTATCATCCCAGGCTGCGTAAAATGCACCAGACTCCCAATTATAACGAGGAATGAGATTGATGACATCGGTCGAACCGATGCTCTTCATGGCAATCATGTTCGAATCGGCATCTCTGAGCTCGAGAATGGTATCCTTCGGAAGTCCGCTGTTCGGAACAACGTCGTCGGTACCACCGATAGTGCTAGACCATTTGTCTGACTTGCCGATAAACAGATATACATTCTCGCGATCGTCAAGAATGTTCTGCTTAAAGTTTCTGGCGTTTAGATTACGGAATTCCGTTGAGATGATTGCTGACATGGTGCTTACGGTGTAAATTGGTACGTATTGATGAGAATACCATTCGGTTCATATGAGACTGTGTTATTTATAGCCTCATTGATGGTGTTGTTTGAATAAGTTCCGATCGGATTAGAGCCAGTAAACTTCATGGATTCCAGGGTCTTATAGAAGACTTTAGACTGACTATTTCCTTCTCCCAGAAGTTCGAGTCTAAGAATGTTCTGGAAATCATATAGCACCCGCATATTGCGCTCAATGTATTCCAGCTGTCCTTGTTCGTTTAGTTGAATCAGATCGGTGTAGATCGATTCAATCAACATAGTCAAGTCCTCAAGACCAATCAATCCAGGCTGAAGTTTCGGCATCTTGGATGCTGTCTTCAGGTCTAAAAGCTCCACTGCCGTCAGAAGCAAGAAAATTTGGCCAAAGAAAATGAATCCAGCCGGATGGACAAGGCGATTAAATGAATCTTTCCACTCGGAAGAATTAGTACCGGTTTTGACTACGTACGAATACCTCTGGTAGTAGTAAGAGTCATGAATCTTCTTACTATCTGAAAGGAATCCGTTATTATCAGTGTATCTTCCGAGTGAAGCGTTCCATGTTCCAGAAGAAGGTTTTAACGTATCGCTATAAGGATAGTAAACTTCGGCTTCATCTTGGTACAGGATCTTGAAGAACAACTCAATGGAATTCGATGATCCACGGAGAGAATAATACTTCATTAGCTTCTTGTAAGCATCGGCCTCCGAAATGTTAAATTTTCCTGGAGCATTAGCTGCAGTTTCTCTCTGCAGCATTTCGAAGAATCTTTGTGTTGCTCGATCGATATCACGCTCTTTTGTAATTCTGGAGATTGTATAGCTAGGATTGTCATAGATCGGCGTGATCTGACTGATGATTCTAGTAGTACCTTGAGTGATTCCAGTGATTTCGCCAGTTGCGTTAGAAACGACTCCTGTCACAACCTTTCGGTTAGGAGAAGCAACAACCGCAAAATTTCCAACAATATTGTTTACCAGCAATGTATTGCCGGTAGCCAGGAGTACTTTGGCCGAAACCGGATTATTCGAGGTATCGCGCGAACTCACTGATTCTCCAGCAATAAACGATCCCGAAACGTTTGTGAGAACCAATGTTTCTGATTCAGATCCGACAATAGTCGATCCTCTGATCAATGTACCGGTGACCTGATATAGCAGAAGTTCGTTGTCAGTGAATGCAGAAACTTTTCCGGTGATCTGAGCACCATCGAGGCCAATTGAAGTAATGTCTTCTCCGGCCGTGAATGTTCCTGCACCTGATCGAACTGCAACTCGATATCCGGAAGTTCCATCCTTGTTGACCAAGTCGTAGTAGTCTTTTAGGAATTCAATGAGCTTTGCCGCTTTTGGCTTAAGTGAATCCGGAAAAAGCTGCTCTACTCTGGCCACCTCTTTGGTGGACCTACGAGTACTGGCTGTTGACTCAATCAGTGAAGCCATGGTCAGCGATGACGAGGTGTCGTGGTATAGTTAGTCGAACCACCTGCACCAGTTACAGCAATCGAGTCAATTTCTGCAGTGACTGTAACATACTGCTGATCGATATCCAACAGCTGGTTTCTCTTTGGAGCGATGTCAAATGAATTTGGAAGAACTGTGATTTTGATCGGAGTATCGTCATCGGCTCGGAATCCAGTTAGCTCCACTCTGCCCAGCGAGGACGTAATAGTTCCAGCGCCAGCAACGCGAACACGAGTTCCCTGAACCAACTTGTAGATATAAAGATTTCTATTTCCAGTTCCAGGAATTGGGCTGTCACCAAAGTAATGGTCGATTCCTCCGATTTTGAATGCAGTGGATGAAAGGACTGAGGTAGTTGAATTTGTGGTATATGTCGGTACTGAGAAATCTAAAACGAACGCGCTGCGCTGTCTGTCAGGCAAAGGCGTGATCGTCTTGTACATATAGACACGTGCAACAGAATTTAAGATAGATGGTTCAGAGCTATCAATCGAGCTAAGGAACTGAGAATAACGGAAAACACCGTCAAACTTTCTAAGATTGCGTTCATTGTACAGGCGAATGATATCTCGAACATAAGATTCGATTCCGGCTGTAGACTTATCGGTCAAGTTAGGATTGTACTTGATGAAAGTTTCCAATTCCAGGAAGGTAAACTCAGGATCAACAATTGTCGGCTCAATTGATACGACATTCTTGCCACGAAGAATGGTGTCGACGATCTGAGTCTTTTCGGCAACATTCAGAGCATTTTTTCCGGACGGCTTAATTGAGATATAGACTTTTCCGTAATTTGGCTCAGGATCGGTTTCTCCACCCCATACAGCAATTGCATCGATATTGCCGAAGTCTCTCAATATGATTGCTCGGTAATCGTCAGCCGTTACAGCTCTATTCTGAGTAATGAACGCCAGTGGGGCGTTATATCGAATGGACTCTACGGATTCTTTTGCCTGTCCACCATACGAACCGGTAACGGTGCTAACGGTAATGTCGTTGATTGCAATTCCTCCGATCGTCTGAGAAGCCTTGAAGCTTGTGGCTCCATTTGCAATTCTTCCGTTAGTGTATACATATTCGATCTCGACGATGTTATTAGATCCTGGCTTCACTCCAAGATTGTCATCACCGAAATAGATCTCGTACTTTCCATTTGCATTCTCCTGAAGGAAGTACACTTTCGAATCTGAAGTGATATTGATCAGAGTCGTGAACTGGGTATAGATGGAGTACTCGGCATTGCCATCGCGTACTCTGACCTGCATCGTAGTCGCATCCACAGTATCATCCGGAATCTCGTATGTCTGATTTTCGATCAGCTCATCGACTCGATATACCATTTTCTTCAGAGTTCCTTGCTTGATTGCAACGTTCTCGAACGTATACTTTCCATTAATCTTCGGTACGGCTGGCTTGGCTTCCAGAACAACGAAAGTATAGTTCGTCGAGTCAACCACAGTACTGAACTTAGTGCCACGGTCCAACGATAAGAATGAAGGAGCGTTATTAACAGGAGCTTCTACCTCAACGTTGACAATCGCAGTAGAGGCCAGAGTAGAACGAGGTGTATAACCAAGGAGCTTGGCATGTGACACGACGTTTCCGCGAAGCTGTGCCGAATCAAGGAATGCTTCGTTCAGGGCAAGGTGTGCAGTGACGGCGTTGTAATGGGTATTATGCGCCAAAACGTCCAAAAGGACCGATAGACCAGATCCCTCGAAGTCAAAATCATTATACTTTGACTGACTCTTGAAGTGCGACTTGATCGACTCCTTGAGTGTGCCAAAATCTAGTTCGGATACGTTGATCTGTGCCATATGTTAACGGATGCGTTTGAGGTATAGGGTGATGTCCACCTGCTCGTCTACCGAGATGACGCGGAATCCGACGGTAACAGTATAAGAATTTCGATCTGATTGATCCTTTACTTCAACAGTGACGTCGTCGACTCTGGGCTCATACTTACGAAGTACCTTCTTGATTTCTTCACGAATGGAGATGATCGTAAACGAATCGGCCGGTTCAAATAGCAATGCAGAGAGATTGGATCCGATCCAAGGCTGAAAGGGTCTCTCGAAGAAATTCGTGAGAATCAGGTTTCTGACTGAATTTTTGACAGCGTCAATATCGGTCAGCGGGACGATATCGTTGAAGTTTGGATTTAATTCCAGCGAAAGATCCAGATCAGAAAACGAACGTCTTTTCGAGACCACTTGCGATCTATTCGTCGCAATGAATTCGTTGACATTGTAGTCTGAAAGGGTTTCCGCCATAATTCCACCTATTTATACAGCATTTCTGAGGTCAGCCCGGACCCTTATAATTCGTCTGAATCGTCGAAACAACGGCCTCGCTAGTCTCGGGATTGCCTGATGGGACGACGACTTCCTTTGCCTCGGTGACAACTGCACCGGTTGCCGTATTCATCTTGATGTTCGGAATGTCTTTGCAGAGATCCAAGGACAGCGCAGCAAGGTTTCCTATCTTACCGGCTGCGTCCAGAAGTTTTGATGCAGCGGTTAAACCGGTCTGAACTCCTTGCAGCTTGGTATTGATGTTGCCAGATTTGAGGTTGGTTTTTGAACTCTTGATCAGCGAAGGAATCTCGGTTGACAGATTTTGAAGCTGCGCTGATTCATCAAGCATTGCGATCGTCGTGGACATATTGAGACCAGGAATACTGGTCTGCCACTTTCGGATGAAACTGGAATACGATGCAGGGCCAGCTCCCTTGAGGGCCTTCAATTCTGAGTAAAAGGCATCAACCTTTGCCACGCTATTGGCAGTCTGTGTGATCTTCTGAACATACGTCTGCGCAGCCGGAACTTTTGGTCCCCATTTGTTCAGGAACTGCGCAATTGCCTGTGGATTCGGATTGCTTTTCAGGGCAGCAAGTTCACCCTGAAACGAATATACCTCAGCAACTTTTGTCTGGACCGTCTGTATCTTTGACTGCGCCTCTGCAATCTTGGACTGCAGAGATGCCAGGCCGCTCTTTCCGTTTTGGAGAACATCCTTGATGCCCCCGGTCGTAGAAGTGAGGGAATCGAGGGACGAATTACTTCCGCAGAGTAATGACATATTATGCGACTGGTGTTGCGGTTGTTGCTAGGCCAGACATTACTCCGGTATGGCGGTGAGTGGTCAGATTGATTGCTCCGACCTTTACCTGTGTTCCAGACGTGATAACTCCGTCTGCATCAATTGTGCCAGTCACATCCAGATTTCCATCGATATTGACATTGTTGTTGATGTTTGTCACGCTTGCTGTGATGTCCTGTGTTCCGGCAATGTTCATCGTCTGACCGCCATCGATATTCATTTCCATGTTCGATGGAGTTTCCATCTTCATGTCTTCCTGAGACGTCAGGTATAGGTGACCCAGGACTGAGACTTCCAGATTGCCACCGACGGCATACTGGCTGTTACCGACCACAATCTGGCTATGATTACCGCCAATTGTACAATCGGCATTCGACCCGATGGTCTCGAGCCGGTATCCATCGATCGTGATTGTCGCGTTACCGCCGACTCGTTCGACATGATTACCGGTCGTGTTCTTCGAGACGTCCTTTCCGATCTCGATGTTCTCGGACTGACCGATCTTGGACTGACGCGATCCCTTAATGTACTCTGTTTTGTTGCCCTCGACTTCCAGGTGGTAGTTACCCTTGACTAGCGTCCGAAGGTCTCCATCAATCGTCAGATTGCACGCACCGCGAATGTAGACATTGTTTGAGCCGAAGATGACAGTGTAGTTAGATCCAACAACCGTCAATGTGCGATCTCCGGCATTGTCGATCTCGTAATACGTGCCAGAACGGTGCATCTCGAAGATACGACCATAGTCCGGTGTGTCATCGACTTCGCGGACGTGACCGGACTCAGTCTCGACCGAATGGTTCATTGGATATGTCGGCTTGACTACCTCAGCGACTTCCCAATTACTCCAAGTCTGGCGAGTGTAATACGCATCCGGTTCGTCCTGCGCCACCGATGTGACCCTTGGAGGAACTGCCGTCTCGATATTTGAGACGTGAACTTCCTCGCGCTTTGCATAGCTATTGGCATCGGTCCAATCTGATCGAGATTGGATAGGGGTATCTGGCTTCTCTAGTCCATCTTCTCTCGGATAGGTTTGATCCGGATCCGAGAATCCCTTCCCAGCTCGCTTATCCGTCGACATCGAAGGAATGGTACCAAGTACAATAGGATCCTGTGCTGATGGACCGTCACGGAAGAACCCGACCACCCAAGAACCTTGAAGAACTCCAGTTGCCGATTGGCCAATTCCAGTCATCGAGGCCGATGTGATCGGTGTCATTACCATCGCCCAGGGTAACGACTCGGTTGAAATAGCAGATAGATCTGGAGAATGATATCCGAAACAACGGACCTTGACGCGACCCATCTCCAACGGGTCGTGGATATCCTCGACGACACCGGTGAACCAGGCAAACTGCCCACCAACATAATGATCAATGTTATTCATTAGAATTCACTCAGGTCGTAAGTGTAGGTATCTCGCTTGATCCGAATCTCGCAGAAATACTCTTTGGAGAAATTATGCTTGATTCCGGTGACCAAGTATGTACCGGACAGGAACTCGTCTCTTTCAGGTCCGCTCTTGGCGACGTCGCCCTCAACTCGCAGCGTAGGATCGACGGACTTGGTCATATTTAGCTCGACAGTCATTCCAGAAGTCAGAGTCAGGTCACCATAAACGAGCAGGTCATGGGTCATGGTGTCACTATTCTCCAGGTACGAGATCGCCTTGTTCAGGTTGTTTCCGGTGGCAGAATCATGATAATTCTGTTTCGATCCGTTCTCCGAGAAAGCTAGCGTATTCAGAGGAATGCGATTGATTCGGCTCTCATAGTATTCGTTGAGTGATCTTTCAGGCCGAAACTCGGTGCTCAGTGTCTTTCCATTCTCAAACCAGACCATTTCGCCGAACATTTGATCATAGTCGAAGATGTCCGATGTATATGTCTTCTTGGCGATGTCAACGTAATCGGTCGTAGAGGAAAATGCGCCGGCAGCACCTGACGAAAGCTTCGACATCTTCAATTCGGATCCGATCTTCAGGATTCTTCCGAGCTGCTGACGATAATACTCCAGGCTTCCCTCTTCGCTAGGATATGAGAAGAACTTTCCCTCAGTAAAAGAACGGTGTGCTGAATTTTCCGTTGAAACGAGGTCGCTATGTGACTCGATCACCATCTTGTAAAACAGAGTCTCATAGCAGTAAATAGGAGCTGAATTCTGGTCAAAACTACGGCGCAGTACCCAGTTGATTGCCTCAAGGGGATCCATGTAAGGTATAACTATGCTCAATGACCGGGATCCAGCATCTGAGACGTAGATCTTAGTCGGATCATATGCCAGATCTTCAGTCAGGATATTCTTAACAACATTGATAGCATTGTCGGTATATGACTTTGATACCTTCTTGAATTTTGCCAGGAACGCATGACGGCTGACACCCCTGATCTTATAGGCCTGCTGCCTTGTATTACCCGACTTGGCAAATAACGGGTATTCTGTAGCTATGAATGTATGACTGACTGTGATCTCTTTGAGTTCACTATTCTCTGGATATTCATCCGGATCAAATTCCCAGCGAGATACAGAGACGAAGATCGTTTCTTGACCAGATAACTGGTACTCTTCAAACAGGTTAACCTTATCGGCGACACTTAGTTCCAGCATAAGGAACTGGCGATATAGGCTTTCAGTAATCGTAAAATCAGTAACGATTGCAGAGATATCAATCACTCTGCCAGTATGATTGGTCAGGGTGATCTCATTGACTCGATAGGCTGCCGGATTATGTCCTTTCGAGTCATTGACTCCGACATTGATATTAGTTGGCATTGATCAAATTACTAAACTGATTTGCAAATCTATAGATCAAATTAGGGCGAACTACACGGATGTCAGATCGTTTATCGTTTAGGTCAGATTCATAGTCATAATATGATACCGGAGACAAGGAAAAGTTTGCCTCCGATGATAACTCTGTCGGATCAAATGCATACGGATTATATGTCTCACGATCAGTTGCTGGATCTAAATAATACTTGACGGCATCACGATATAGCGAAAATGACTTGATGACCAATGTGTCGTTGTTTGATCGAATGAAACCTTCTTCGACGAACGGTTCTGTTACTCCAGGAGAAGGAACGATATCACGAATGACCAACTGGCATAGTTGAGGATTTCTGGCATAAACTTTACCGGTGCCTCGGGTCACGTATGTAGGAATTATCTTTTGCGCTCCAGTTAGAGGATCTGTAATCACAGTAGGAACTCCCGCAACGGTGATTGCCACTTCAGTTCCAATCGGAAATTCGTCCGCCAATGTATTTGTGTATAGAATTTCGCGTTCCTTGTTAATGCCAAGATTAACCTCTGAGGTCACTGCTACTCCGGAGTATTCTGAATTGATGTAATCCTCAAACAATTCTGGAGGCAATGGCCAGTTTCCGATTCCTTCTTTCAAGTGATCATTAATGATGAAGAACGTCCAATAATAATCTGGTGTTCCATACAAGCGCTGCGATACCACATCAGGTCTTTCACCGTTTTGAATACGGTAATAAGAATATGTAGAGACGTCATCCAAAAAGGAATAGTCAACATTGACATACCTGAATATGTCAGTGACTTTATAGTTAACGCCTCGATTGAAAAAGTCGTATGAAGTCTTTGGAAACTGTCGAAAGAAACCCATGGTGATCAGTATTTGGCTAACTTATATTGGTCCTCGCGAGTGAGAGCCTTTGTTTCCTGGAACTTCATGCTGACATCTACTCCGATCGGCGATCCGTCTTCATGGAACATGTTGCTATCAGCATTGTAGGTTGAGGAGAATGATAACAGAAAACATTCCTCGTAAATCTTAGGAATAAACTTGTTCTCCTCAGTTCCGCTATAAAATTTGATAGACCATACCGGAGGAAAGCTCAATACTAAACCTGCAGTATTGGATGCCGGATAGAGATTCAGGCGAAAAATCGTATTGATGTCCTTGATGACCGTAGTATCGCGTTCATCCTGTGGCATCATCTTAAACGAAAACTCAAATTCGCGAACTGATGTTCCCTGAAATGATACTGCCCTTCCTGGGTTTTGCACTCGCTTTGTAGCTAAAGTTACGGCCTCGGCAACATTGGCATATTTGTTCTCGGCGTATTCTTTTGCCAGGATGTTTGCGGCCACGGCACCGACGTTTTTAAGCTGATCGGTCATCGTCCCAGATGTCTTATCAGTGTCAAATCCTAGTAAACCCAGATCGACATTAGAGTATTCAGCATTATCGGCAAATGTTAATCCTGAAGGAATAGGAAAATGAATAGACTTTCCTCCACATTCAAATCTGACATGGGGGAAATTGGCACGCTCGTTTCGCATCCTTGTGGGAAATGCAAAAATAGAATTCTGCGAAGCTACGTACTCATTTACGTTCGCAGCTCTTTTATCGTTGTCCTGACGTGATGTAGGTGATAGGATTGATAGGCCAGGCATAAATACAGTATTTATACTGCATTCCGGAGCAATCGATTTGAGTTACAAAGGCAAATTTTCACCAAAGAATCCATCAAAGTACCGAGGCGATGTCACTAACATCGTCTATCGTTCTCTGTGGGAACGCCAGGTATTTCGCTGGCTTGACGACAATTCGTTTGTCAAGTGCTGGTCATCCGAGGAAACAGTGGTGCCATATCGGTGCAAGACTGATGGAAAGCTGCATCGATACTTCGTGGATGTCAAGATCGAATTCACCGACGGCCGAGTGTTTCTGGTAGAGATCAAGCCAAAGAAGGAAACTCTTCCTCCTCGCAACACTGGTCGCAAAACCAAGAAGTACATCACTGAGGTAATGACATACGCCAAGAACATCAGTAAGTGGGAGGCAGCAAAGGAGTTTGCCGAGGACCGAGGTTGGTCGTTTGAGGTCTGGAATGAAGATTTTCTGAAAAGTCTAGGGATCAAAATCCTCTAAAATAGCCTATAAATAGTGACCATGGCGTCACTGTTCGACACACTCAGAAAAGAATCTACTGCGACCGGCTTCGCAGCACGATCGAAGGAGGCCCGTGACTGGTTCATGGAGAAAGCTCGTGAACTGAATGGTCAGATCAACCGAAAGAAGCTCCTGAACGATCCTGCTGTAAAGAACAGGCCGAATCCTCAGTGGGGATTCATGTACATGTTCGTATACGACGCCCTGCACAAGGATACGCTGCCATACTACGATCGCTTTCCCCTAATCATCCTGTTAAAGCCGGCCGAGGGCGGTTTCCTAGGAATGAATCTTCACTATCTAGAACCACGCGTACGCGCCATTTTCTTGGACAAATTGCTGGCTACACTGAAGGACGATGAGCTGACCGAAAGAACTCGCTTGCGTCTACGTTATCAACTACTGGCCTCGGCACAGCGGTTTCGCTACTTTAGGCCATGCCTGAAGCATTACCTCTGGGATCAGATCGGCAGCCGAATTGCCCAGGTTCATGCTCCAGATTGGGAGACTGCGATCTTTCTTCCGACAGAACATTTCAAGGGTGCTACAAAGCAGAAAGTCTGGAGAGAGTCCAGAAAGGTCTATCAAAAATCATAATCATGGCATTCGACTCCATCAACGATCTCAAGAGTTACATCCAGCGTGGAAACGGTCTGGCAATGACGAATCGTTTTCAGGTTACATTGTCCGCACCATCGGGAATTAGTTTTGGAAATGACATGCGCGAATTCACTGTTTTGTGTGAATCTGCAATCATTCCAGGAAAACAGATCACAACTTCAGATTATCAATTATTGCGCCAGCCAATTAAAATGGTAACAAGTTATATGAACGAAGATGTCATATTTTCGTTCCTGTTGACCAACAATTATTCAATCAAGAAAGCGTTTGATACCTGGATTGAGCAGATGATTTCGGTTGAAAAATACCGTGCAAAATACAAAAACCAATATACGACGTCGATCCAGATCTATCAGTTGGACAAGGATAATAATCCGACATATGGTGTCAGATTAAACGAGGCTTTTCCAATTACCATGAATGCGGTAACTCTGGACAATACTGCAGAGAATGCAATTCAAAAGCTGTTTGTCACATTAGCCTATACCGACTACGAAGTACTTTCGTCACTGAACTGAATGACTAACCACATCATTAACTATGCCACTACCAAAAATTGAAGCACCAAAATATGAAGCTAAGATTCCTTCGACCGGTAAGACGATCCAATACCGTCCGTATCTAGTCAAGGAAGAAAAGATCCTCATGATTGCACTGGAGACGAAGAATTCATCTTCGATTCTGAATGCAGTCAAGGACATCATCTCATCATGCACGTATGGAAAAGTCGATCCTGAGAACCTATGCACGTTCGACCTGGAGTACCTATTCCTAAAGCTACGCGCAAAATCAACCGGCGAGATCGCAAAGATCGGAATGAAGTGCAGTCATTGTGAAGCCGTAAATCAGATCGAGGTTAACCTAGATGAGATCGAGGTCAGAATGCCAACAGGAATTGAGAAGAGAATCGCGCTGACTGACGTAGTTGGGGTGAATCTCAACTGGCCAAAGATGTCGCGTCTCCCTTCGGCAGAAACCGCAGAAAAAGCTGATGCAAATGCGGCATTAGACGTCGTTATTTCTTGCATTGATTCCATCTATGACAAGACAAAAATCTACAAGGCGGAAGATACCTCTCATGAGGACATGATCGAATTCATCGAATCTTTGAGCCAAGCACAGTTCGGAAAGATTCAGGAGTTCATGCTTAATCTCCCAGCGCTGGAAACGAAAGTGCAGTTTAGCTGCGTCAAGTGCAAGAAGGATTCGGACATTACCCTCTCGGGTCTGAACTCTTTTTTCACCTAGCCCTCTCCCATGACACGCTTCTCAACTACTACCAGACGAACTTTGCAATGATGCAGCATCATCATTACAGTCTGACAGAGATCGAGGACATGCTCCCATGGGAGAGGGAAATCTACGTTCATTTGCTAGTAGAGCACGTCAAGGAAGAAAACGAGCGAATTCAAAAGCTTAATAGACAGAAAGGAACCTGATCAATGGCACAGGAAGAAACAAAGAGAGATAGCAGCGGAACCGGAGAAGCTTCAATTGTGGCTTCTGCGCAGACACCCGTTTCTTCCATTGTGCCTGATACTCCTCAGGCTGTTGCAGCAGCAGACTCCGGCGATACTTCGCCGAAGAAAAAGAAGAAGTCCAATGCCCTGAAGAATCCGGAAAAGACATCTGCTAAAGAACTCCTAAAACAGACCGAAAGTCTAAGAGATGTCTCAAAAAGTCTTTCAAAGCTAAACGACGGCCAAAACAAGCTTAATCAGAATACGAAGAAACTGACTCCATTGCTGGAGGGAATGACAGAAAGTGTTGATGCGCTTCTAAAGCCAGCTGAACGTACGGCTCAAACCATTAAGGCATTATGCAAGATTACTGACAGGCATCTTCCCCAGATTGATCACATCGTAGGCAATATCTTTACGATGATGTATGACTTTTTCCAGGGAACTGAACGCATGCGCCTTCAGGATCTAGAAAATAAAAAGGAAACGACTGGTCTATTCAACCAATTACTAGATACTTTAGAAGATCTTAAGAAGAATGGACTAAAGTCGACGGTCGAAATTCATGACAAGGGTGGCCCAGACAAAGACGCAA